CGTGTTGAATACATTGAAGAAGAATTGAACAAATTAATGCAAGAAAAAAATAAAAACGAAACTTTTGCAAGAGCCGCATTTGATGAAAGGGTTAAAGAAACAAAGAAAAAGGCTATTGAAGAAAATATTAAGAATGCTGAAAAAACCGGAAGTAGTTTAACACAAAATATTGACGAAGATGGAAATTTAATTGGAGTAAATAATATGAATACTCAAGTAAATAATTTTTCAAAGAACAATGATGAAATTACGGTTGCTGATATACGTAATGAATTATTTGAAGGTGATAATATTATTACTGGTAAAACGGATAATGGACAATCACAACTTCTAAGTGGACCATTTGCCAATATAAAATAAGCAGAATGAATAATTTTATAATTTTAATTTTTTTAATTAAAATTATATTCTATAATAAAATATGAGCATTTTTAAAAGAAATAAAAAAATGAATAAATCTAAGAAAAACAAACATTTGATTAATAATAAAACACGTAAAAATAAAATACTTAAAGACAAAATTGTTGGAGAAATTCGTTTTTATGACAATCAAGATGATATTATTAAACAATTTCAAAAATCTAAAAAATATATTCATTCAATTAAAGTTTCTAATAGTCCTAATATAGAAGTGTTATATGGTGATAAAAAAGCATCATTGTATACAAATAAATTTTTGGAATTATATCCAAATAACAAATATGCTTTATATTTAAAAGAAAATTGTTACAAAGAAGTTGGAACCGATATTGGAATTACATATTCTGATATTAATGATTTAATTAAATGGTCTAATAATACAAATATACAAAAGAAAGTCGCCATTTTTGATTGGGACGGAACAATTTCTATTATTGAAGGTATAATTATTCCTTCAACTAGAGACATTGATGAAGATTTAAAAGAATATCAGGTTACTATTTCTGATATTGCTCTTTATTACGCTGGAACTCTAAATAGACTGAATAAACTGAGAGAAATGTTTAATCATTTAGATAAAAAAAATGTAGAAGTATATATTTTAACTAATAACCCAATTGCAACGTGTAATTGGCAGAAACATCAAAAATATGGTATAGGTCCAAAATCCAAATTAAACTTTTTAAAAATTGTAAAAGAATTTATTCCTCAAATTAAAGAAGAAAATATTTTGTGTGGATTTGATACAAATAATTTTAAACCCGACACTTTTTTTAATAATGAATATCTAAGACATTTATATTATGAAATCCAAAAATCACATATAACTTCACAATCTTCAGTTATCTAAATAAAATTAGTGAGAGAAAAGAAAAGTGTCTTTAAGTTGAAAATAATATATATTAAACCGTTCTTTTCTCTCACTAGAATATTTACCATTTAGATTTTTTAACGCTTATTTTAGGACCTTGTCCTCTTTTCTTTACATTGTTAGGGTCATATTTTTCATCTTCATCATCCGAATTTATTCCTTTTGATAATTCCCAGAATTCTTTACTTCCTAATTTGAAATCATTGTGGGCGTCTGCCTTGTACCAAAATACTTGTTCGTGTAATTTATTTGACTTTGCATTATTATTTATTACCAGACATTCATAATTTTCAGTACATTGGTCCATCACCTGGGAGAATGATTCAAATGTAGGAAACATTCCAGCATAATTCTCATAAATTCGTTTTCTATTTGCTATATATGGTTCTCTTAGTATAAAAACATAATCTATATTTGTTCTTAAAGTTGGTGGAATTCCCAAAGGATATTGCATTGTTATTATTAACATTATTTTCCAATGACGACCATTCATAAATAATAATCTCATCATTTTATCTCTCGTCCAGGCCCCATCATATAAACAATCATCTAATATTACAAACGCCCTCGGGTCTATTGTCGTTCTTTTATAAGTCTCTATTTCTTTTTTCATTTGTTTCAATACAGACTTTTGTCTTTTCAAAATATTCTCTATAATTGCTGTATTATATTCATTATGAATAAACAGTTTAGGCACCATTTTACCATAAAATCCATTACCTTCTTCAGTGCCTGCAACAACTACTCCGATAGGTATATCTTGCTGATAATATAATAAATCTCTCACTAAATACGATTTACCCGTGTCTCTTCTTCCAATTAATACAACTACTGGACCTTTTGATTCATTAGGTTTAAATGATATCGTTTTCATATCAAACTTTTTTAATTCAAGTGTCATTTTTATTATATATATGAGTTTTTTTATGATTTTTATTTACGCATTACATCTTTCAACATTTCAAATGCCGATTTTTACATCATAAAAAATAATTAAATGAATGTAAAATCAAGGGGCGTGTTTTTTTGATGTTTTTTAACGCCGATTTTCTTACTTAACCCTCTCTTTTTATTTAATTAAATATTTTTCATCTTTGCTAAAATTATTTTCACAATAAATAATGTTCCTCTGCTTCACACGTTATCCAGAAAAGTAAAGAAAATATACAAATAATTATTTATAAAAGGGTTTGGGTTTGGGTTTGGGTTTGGGTTTGGGTTTATAAATAATCGGCGGTTGAAATGTTAAAGGGTGTAAAAATACTTTATGTTGGTTTTAGTTGTTTAGGTTTGAATTTTAAACAATATAAAAACAATATATAAAACAACTTAAAGAAATACCAAATAAGTTAAAACTAAGTTATATTTATATTATACAAACTATTATTAATGTCTGGACAATTAAATGTTAATTATGAAAAAAGAAATAATTTAGAACTATTTAAAACTTTTAGAAACAACAAAGATTTATCATTATTAAAAGTTCAGAATTATATTCCAATTTATAATAATTTCTTTTCTTTTAATGAAACCAATTATAATGTCATAAATTTAAATAATAAATTTTATATAAGTAGTTTATTAAAACAAGTTGAAAATAGAGAGAATGTTTTTACCAGTATTTTAAAAAACACTGTAAATGAAACAACTTTAGAAAAAGAAATATTTATTAAATATGCACCATTAATTGACCCATTTAAATATTTAGTTGGAAAATATAATATTAATGATGATAAACTATTCAAATTACCCAAATTCAATTCAACCGATAAAGATGTTCACTATAAATTCATAGATAAAAATAATTCTTCATATATTGATAGTCTATTTTCATTTTTATCGAGTAAAATTATTCATAAATACAATTTTATACACGGAGTAGATTATTATGGGTCATTCTTAGCAATTAAATCAAATTATAAAGTCAATATTATTGATGACATAGAATATTTATGTAAATCTGATTATTTCAATAAATATAAAAATGTGGATTTTAAAGTTGACGATTTTAATTTTTTATTGGATAATGTTATTGATTCAAGAAAAAAACCAATCAAGATTGATAATGAAATATCATTATTTCCAGTTGAAACAATTGACGATAGTTTATTTGAAGACTTATTTGATACAAAATTAATAACTCTCGATGATTTAAAAAATAATTCATTGGAATTAATTGATGTTACAAATTCTAGTGATTTTTCATTAAAACAAGATAACAAAAGTACAACTATTAAATCGTCTTCTACGTGTTCTTCGAGGTCGTCCCATACAAGTGTTTCCGACGAATATCAAGAAGAAGAATTGGAAGAATTAGAAGAAAATTACGATGATGATGAAAATGTTGAAGATGAAGAAGATGGGGATGAAGATAGTGAAAATAGTGAAGATAGTGTTGACAAAATTAATGCAACAATCCCAAAATTCCCAGTAAATTTGATTTGTATGGAAAATTGCGAAAGCACTTTAGATGATTTAATTATCAATAATGAATTAAACAATGATGAATGGTTTTCCGCATTAATGCAGGTAATAATGATATTAATAACTTATCAAAAATGTTTTTCATTTACACATAATGACCTTCACACTAATAATATTATGTATAATAAAACCGAAAAAAAATATATATATTATCATTACAACAAGAAATATTATAAAGTTCCAACTTTTGGACGCATATTCAAAATAATTGACTTTGGTAGAAGCATTTATACATATAATGAAATTTTGTTTTGTAGTGATAGTTTTGAGCACGGTGGTGATGCTTCAACGCAATATAACTTTGAACCTTATTTCAATAATAAAAAACCAAGATTAGAACCGAATTATAGTTTTGATTTATGCCGTTTAGCTTGTTCAATATTTGATTATTTAATTGATGATTTAGATGACATAAAAGATTTGAATAGTTGTTCAAACATAATAAAATTAATAGTAGATTGGTGCACAGATGATAATAATATGAATATTTTATATAAAACAAATGGTGCTGAGAGATATCCAGAATTTAAATTATACAAAATGATTTCAAGATGCGTGCACAAACATACACCACACGCACAGTTGGAAAGAAAGGAATTTTCTAGTTATTTAGTAAAACGAAGCGATTTACCTAAAAAGTTTACATTAGTAAATGTGGATGAAATGCCGATTTTTACTATATAATAAATATTTATATATAATAAATCAAAAATGTCATACGGGTTTATAATTACACGTCACGTAAATTCAGACCTAACAAATCTTTACTGGAATAAATGTATAAAATGTATAAGAATGTTTTATCCAGAAGAAAAATTTAAGATTGTTGTGATAGATGACAATAGTAATTATGAATTTATAAAAGCAGAATTTGAATATAAAAATGTTGAATACGTTCAATCGGAATTTCCAAAACGAGGTGAATTATTACCATATTATTATTTTTATAAAAATCATTATTTTGATAATGCGGTAATATTACACGATAGCGTTTTTTTTCATAAGAAAATAATGTTTGAAAAAATCAAATTGCCCGTAATTCCATTATGGCATTTTGATTATGAGAAAGATGAAAATATCGCAAATTCTTTAAGAATAACTAAACATTTAAATAATAATAATAATATAATTGAATGTTTATTAATTGAAAAAAAATATAAAAACACATTTTCATTTATGAGGTTAAATGAAAATATAAAATGGAATGGTTGTTTTGGTGTGCAAACATTTATTAACCATAATTTTTTATCTATTGTTCAAAAAAAATATAATTTTATAAATTTGCTGAATGTAGTACATAATCGTAGCGATAGATGTTGTTTAGAAAGAGTAATGGGTATAATATTTAACTTAGAATGTCCGGAATTAATAAAAGTAAATTCAATTATGGGGGTTATTTCAAAATCATTAAAATGGGGGTATACTTATAAAGAATATATGGATGATTTAAATAAATACAAAAAATCAAAACATTCACTTGTTAAAGTATGGACTGGAAGATAAATTTTAGAATGGAGGATTATCTGTAAATACTGATGGATTAGAAATATTCCCTCCTTGTTGAATAACAGGTTTTAATTGTTCAATAACAAAGTGCCCTACAATAACACTGAAATAAACTAATAAGGAATCTCTTATTAAAAATTTTAATGGTTTGTTCTCTTTATCAACAACACGCATTTCAATGAATTTAATTATAAAAAAAATAATAGATATAAATGTCGAGATAACGAAAATATTATTCATTTTATATATTTTATCTTAGAACAAAGATTTGTTTTATTTTACGCATTATTCTAAAACTTCAATTTCATTTAATAATAAATCATCATTTAAATTTAAAGAAGGAAATTCAATATTATGAATATCTAAATTATCTAATCTTACATCTTCGTGTGTTATGCCAATTTTTTCAACTGTTTCATTATCGTCATCTGTATAATCATCAAAAGTTATTGAGTTTCTTTCCTGATTGTCGTTATTTAAAACTGGAAATTCATCATTGATTTCTTCCTTAATATAATTATTAGAAATAATATCACTTTCTAATCTTGGTATAGGTTTTATTTCTTTTATTATATGTGGTTTTTCATCAACTATGTCACGTTTATTTTCTTCATTAGTCTCATCTACATCTACAACCTCCTCCTTGATTTCTTCAACAACATCTTCTTCCACTGTTTCATCCATATAAGCCTTCAATATATTTTCAACGGGAATGCTTTCTCTAATAGTATTTAATATACATTCCTGAACGTTAATCTCAAGTTCTCTATGATTTTTTTGAATATTCAATGGAGAGATGCCAATTTCAAATAAATATACATTTTTATATATTTTTCTAGCAATGTTTACATAAACTTTGTGAATAAATTCATCTAATTTTGGAATATTAATATCTATTTTTTTCTGTTTTTTACCAACGCGTATAGCAGTTAATAACTTTAGTTGAATTATATGCACACACGTAATCAACTCTTCTAAATAATTACATCCACTCTTTTCAATAATTCTTAAACGTTCATTTTCAATAATATTTGCATTCCATTTTGGAATTCTACTAATAAAGTTCTGAAACGTCATTAAATATTTATCCATTTCATCATTTGATTTGCATAAATTTATTGCCTCTTTAAATATAGAATTCAATCCTTCTATCAATAAAGGCGTTAAAATAGTAATCAATCTAGCAGACCACTCATTTTTACTTTCGTGAAGAGAACTTATATTAAAATCATCCATATTACATAAAACTTATATTTTCTAAACTGTAATTTAAACTTAAATATAAAAAATTTAATATAAACATTATTAAAATTTTTTCATTTCTTAATTCTTTTCTTACTTTATTAAAACCAAATAATAATTCATATCTTTTCTCATCTGTTAAATTCGTAAATAATAGGTTATTTTCTATTAATTGTATTATATCTAGACCACTATAACCCTTCTCATATATTTTTTCTGAAAATAATATTAATTTATCATAAATATTATCTATGGTATTTAAATTAAAGTTTTTATTTAATTCTTTTTTTAACCATTCTACTCGTTGATTTTTTATTTCTTTGTGTTTAAATGTTTTATTTAAATTATAATTATATAAATTCACATTTATACCATTATAAATAGGTTCAGAAACATATATTTCACAAAATCGCGAGAGAATTGGTTTTAATAACTTATACTTATCATCAACAATTATAAAGAATCTAGTATTATGACTAAACAATTCTATACATCTTCTTAATGCGGATTGTGCGTCAATTGTTAATTTGTCAGCATTTAACAGAATAATACTCTTAAAAATATCTCCACCATTTGAATTTATATGTGTTTTAGCAAAAAACTTCAACTCATCTCTAATAAATTTAATACCTTTGCCGTGTGCACAATTTACATACATAACAAACGTTTTAATTTTCAATCTATCATTATTATAAATTAAATTTATAAAATTATTAACAATCGTTTTCTTACCACTTCCAGTTGGACCGTGAAATATTATATTTGGAATTTTATGAATTTCGTGAAAGTAATTTAGTTTTTCCATTATTAATGAATGTATTTTTAATGTTGTCATTTTTATATATTTTATAAATTATATATTAATTTTTTAAGCGAATATATAATTATATTCATTTTTATATTTTATTTATTTTCATACATAATAATTTAAAGATTTAGGACAAAAATATATATATATG